GTCAGATTTAAGAGGTTTAAAAGTCCCAACATAGTCATGCTTATCTGCCATCTCTTCGTACTCTGAGAAAGCTTTATACTCTACTTCAGGCATACCTACTGTATCAAGCAGTAAGCTGTAAGCATCTTGATGTATTGATTCCATGTTAGCAAAAGAACTCATCATCATTCTTGCTTCAGGTTTCTTAAAGATAGGCATGTACTTATCAATGTAGCCCGAAGCAACATCAACATCTGATTGAGTAAACAATCTAAATATCTGTGTAAGTAAATGTTTTTCAGCCGGTGTAATATCCTGCCAATCTTTTACATCTGTGTGCAAGGGAACTGACTCAGGCATCCAGTGCATTTGATTTTGTAGTTTGTAGTACTCGTACATCCACGGGTACTCAAACGGTTTATAGTAATCTCTAGTTTTTAATAGACTCATATCTCATCCTTTGGTGTATATATTATTATTTCTGACTTACATATGGGACAACTTAAGTTAGTCTCCATAATAAAACCTGTGTTTTCTTCTTCTATGTCGTGGTCTCCTCCCCATATCAATTCGCTATTACAGTTATAACAATTCATATTATCCCTCACAAGCAAGACATTCAGTGTCTTCTAAATTTATTCTAGGTACTTTAACATTAACATTCTCTACATTTCTTGCTGCATTAGTTCTAAAGTAATACAACGATTTTAATTTATTCATACCATACCAATGAACATCACTCACATACTGCATATAAGCATCGTGTATCTCTTGAGGTTCTGTTGACTTCGGTAGGGTAAAGAATAAGTTTACTGATTGTGCTTGGCAAATAAACTGCTGTCTTTTGTAAGCGTGTTCTACAATCCATATCTGATTTATCTCATTGGCTGTCTTGAATATTTCTTTCTCATCATCAGTTAATATATCTAACTGTTGTACAGAACCTTCGTTAGCCGAGATATCTTTCCATATATTTTCTAGTTCTTTTCCTTTTAATCCTTTAGCCTTAAGAACTTTCTCAAGGTATTTATTCTTAACTTGATACGAACCTGAGAGAGTCTTATGAGTATAGCAGTTAGCCCTATAAGGCTCAATACTAGGGGAAGTGCCACTACATATAATCCCACTACTAGCATTAGGAGCAATAGCCATGAGGTTAGCGTTCCTATTACCCGTGCCGTGGACATCCGGAGCTTCTCCCCTGTTGGCAGCCAGTTCTTTAGTAGCTGCTTTGGCTCTAGCTTTGATAAGGGTGAATGCTCTATGATTGAAACCAGTTGCATATATTCCCTCAAAAGGAATGCCTTTAGACTGGAGATACGCATGGAAGCCCATAGCACCAAGCCCGAGACTTCTCTCTCTATATGCCGAATACGCAGATTTAGTATATCCTTCTTTACCTTCTCTAACATATTTTTGAAATCTTTTAAAGTTTGCACTGTAGTCTCCTAGTTGTGTTGTATCTATTGCATTGTCAATGTAATGTTGTAGCACATTGTCAAGCATGGTTATTAAATCTTCTATGAAGTTGTCATCCTTTGACCAGTCATCGAAGTGTTCTAAGTTTACTGATGACAAACAACAGACGGCTGTTCTCTCTTCGTCAGTAGGTAGAGTAATCTCTGAACATAAATTACTTTGTCTAATCTTAAGACCTAAATCTTTTTGTGTTTTAGGTAAAGCATCATTGCAAGTATCTATGTTAATCATGTAAGGCTCACCTGTCTCTGCTCTAGCATGAATGATTTGCCACCATATATCTCTAGCGTTTACTATCTTAACAGCTTCTTTAGATTTAGGGTCAATCAATCTCCAGTCTTCGTCTTTCTCTACAGCCTGTAAGAAGGCGTTGGTAATGTTAATACCGTTGTGTAGGTTAAGATTCTTTCTGTTGATGTCACCACCTGATTCTTTTCTCATGTTAATGAACTCTTCAATCTCCGGATGGCTAATATCCATGTAAGCTGCATAGCTTCCTCGTCTTGTTGTGCCTTGGTTGAAGGCTAACATCTGAGAATCTACGACATGCATGAATGGAATTGAACCAGTAGAACGACTGCCATGAGTAGTTGAAACACCATTGCTCCTAATATCGCCCCAATATCCACCGATGCCTCCACCAGAACTAGCGAGCCATATGTTCTCATCATAATGAGCAGATAGACCACTCCTACTGTCAGGAACATAATTGAGGAAACAACTGATAGGAAGCCCACGAGTGGTTCCCCCGTTACTAAGAATAGGAGTGCTAAACATGAACCAACGAGAGGAACTGTAGTTGTAAAGTCTTTGAGCCAACTCAAAATCCGTGACACCCTTGAAGGTTGCTCCGTAGACTGAGGCTCTTGCGAACGCTTCTTGTGCATGTGTTTCATTCTCCCAAAAATATCTATCTTTTAATGTATCAAGACTAAACTTATCAAAGGTTTTCTCTTTGTCATAGTCTATCTCTATTCCTAAGTAAGGCTTAGTTCCTATCTTATCTTCAATCATCTGTTGTATCCTGTAAATGAATAGCCATTATAGCATAATGTATTATTTTTAGCAAGTCTTTTTCATCGTGTCCGTTCTTTTTACCATACCTCATGGCATACTTTATGACGTTACCCATACAGAAACCTTCACCATGTCCATTATCAAAGATAACATCTGTAGCTTGGTAGTCTCCGTAAGCATAGTGTTGGTTGTAAGTACTATCTACATACCTTTTAATTTGTTTTATTGTTTCGTCTTCATTGAATTTATAATTCACTACTTCTCCACTCCTTCGGCACACTCTCTTCGTTGTACCATGTAAAATTATTTGTCTCTGCCCATTCGGCATGACTTCTTTTAGTCCCGTCTTTTCTTTTCTTAGAGGCTGGCATTGGTGCAAAAGGTTTTTGAAATAAGAATATTAATTCATAGTCTTTTGGCAAAGCCTCCCTAATATGTATGTACTTACTGTACTCTGCGTAATCCCAGAATCTACCCTTAGCTTCTAATAATATTGTTTTGCCGTCAATTATTTTAACAAAGTCCGGCTCGTACTTATGCTTAACTATGTAGTTTATGTTATCCCAATGGTGCTTCCAATCATGTAATAATGTTTGATGCAGTTGGGCTTCCCATAAACTATCATAACCTTTAGGCACATTAGTTTTTTTAGGTCTAGGTTTTCTAGGTACTCTAGCCATTAGTAACAGAGGAGTCGTAGTTTTTAACCAGCTTCCAATAATCTAATATAGCATTGAACATAGCAGTGTGTTTCTTTTGAGAAGTCTTATCCCATATGTGACAGGATATCAACTCAGTATCTTTTCTATCTACAAATATAGATACTCTTTCTACATCAGAAAAACCACAGCCTTGGGCATAGGCAGACAACTGCATACCGTGTTCATCGTATACTAATTTAGCAGGGTCTTTACCGAATAGATTGTCTTTAGTTTTAAAGTCAACAAAGATACCAGACTTAGAATATAAATCTATCTTACCACCATACCCTGATTCAGCACAGAAAGAATCTTCTGCTATCCATTCTTCGTCAGGGAAGTTATCATCTAAGTAAGCTTTAATAATTTCATAAGTCTTACTAGTGCCTTCACCTAAGAACCCTCGTTCAATCATGGCATGAATCTTAGTACCTTCTTGAGCAGCTTTAATACCTAGTTTTTTAGAGTCAGTCTTACATCTGTAAGTAAAAGACTTGAAGGATTCTTCTTCTTCTTTTTCTAGTGTAAGAGCAGAGTTAAGTGCTTGGTCTATCTTCCAATTTTCTAAGGCAGGTTTTGCTATCATACCTAAGATGGTAGTAACAGAGGGAACTAACTTTTCTTTCTTAGCATCTCTAAGAGTAGTGTTTCTTTCCTTGCCATTAACACCAACGATAGTATACATTGGGTCACCCTCTTGAGTATACCAATGTCCTGACTCAGCCGTAAATTTATTATAGCTATCTAATTCAGTATTGTCAATAAGTTTCTCGTTTTCTTTTATCATATTTTGTGTTCTATAAAGTGAAGCCCTCTTGTCTCAGGATTAAACCCAAGCAATTGAACTCCTAGTTGTTGTTGTTTCTTTGTTCTAGTTTTTTTACAGTTAGGATTCTTGTCATTATTATTATTAGGATGTATAGTTTTAACATCAATGAAGAGTGTCTCTCCTTTTTTATCTACAGCTATCATATCTATTGGTCCAGTACATCCTGCATTCTGAAAGACCTCGTATCCATTATCCCACAACCAAGTCACGGCATAGTATTCTGCAAAGTCTCCTTTACGATTAGTATCTTTAATGAGTTTCACTCCAGTCACCTCCTATTTTATATTCCCCTGTTAAAGGACAACGCATATTGAAATGCTCTGATGCTCGTTCAATAGCTTGAACTCCCAGCTGACCTACAAAGTCTGCTTGTTCTTCTGCTACTTCTATCTGCCACTCATCATGAATGTTAGCTACAAACTTGGCATCAATATTATTTAATTCTATTAAGGCATGAAGGAAACACAGGGCTTTCTTCATAACAATAGCACCACCACCTTGAAGCAAACTATTGAGAGCAGCATGTTGGCTTCTGATATATATCTTACGACCATCTATTCCTTTTAGGAATCCTCTCTCGGCTGCTTTCTGTACTTTATCTTTTAAAGTTTTAAGTGTCGGTAAGTTCTTGAAGAAAGTTTGTTTTAATTCTTTACCTTTCTTAAGCCCACCACCTGCAACACTACCTATCTTAGCATCACCTGCTCCATACACTAGTGCATATATAAATGTCTTGGCTTGGTCTCTTGTCTTTAGACCAGCAAGTTTTTGATTAGTAGTATGTATGTCACCATTGATAACTTCATTAATATAATCTTCGTCATTCATATAGTGAGCTAACATTCTAAGCTCTAGCCCACTAGCATCTATACCTACAAGTTTGTATCCTTCAGGGACAGTCCAACAAGCACGACACTCTACACCATAAGGACTTCCTGCATTAGGAACTTGTGCCATGTTAGGATTTCTATGTGTCATTCTACCAGTGATAGTTCCATTAGGTATTACACTACCATGAACTCTATCATCTTTAAGCTCGTCTATCCAAGAAGATATCTGAGCAATACGCTTCTGATAAAGAAGGAAGTCTGCAATTAATTTAGCTTCTCTTATATGCTCAATCTTTTTTAGAGTCCCCTCGTCTACAATAGGCTGACCTGTAGGTGTAAATTTTACAGGCTCCCAACCGAAGTCAATAAGATATTCTCCTATTTGTTTACGGCTACCTAGATTAAACTCAACAAGTTTTTTTCTCATAAAATTATCAACGCATTGTGTTGTTAAGCAGTTGTTATATTCAGCGTCTGTTAGACCACGCTTAGATAACTCTCCGTCTTTTCTAATGTATGGAGTAACTAACTTATCATCAACCCACTTAGGTTTAAATGTACTGTGTACTTCGTCCTCTACTTTTAACTGTTTATCTTTTAAGTCAGCAAGTAAACTCATAGCTTGTTTAGTATTAAAAAAGAATCCGTTCTTCTCCTGCTGTCTCATTATCTTAGCTACCCTGTGTTCTAAATCAACACAGTCATCACTAAACAATGTACCTTCTTTGAGTAGATGATTATACACAGCTTCATTTAATTTTACATCTTGAATACAGTATTCTAACATTGCCGGTGTATATGAATTAAAATCTAGAGGTTGTTCTTTCTTGAACATACCAACACGCCAGCCCCAAGCTTTCAAACTATGTCCGTTCTCACGGATGGGATTGAAGAGCCTAGACATTACTAATGTATCTTCTAGATTCTTAGTAAGTTTAGCACCATGCAATCTTTCTAAGACAGGGATATCATAGCCTATGATGTTGTGTCCAATCAATACCTCAGCACTTTCTAGGAACTTAATCCCTTCAGGTATCTGAGTGTTATCAAATGTATGCACTGCACCATTCCATTCTTTAGCTACGATACACCATACTTTAGTAGGGTTTAATCCGTCTGCTTCTATGTCAAATATTATTTTAGAATTGTTCGTTGTCAAATGTTTCCTCCTCTGATACTTCAAACAATCTGCCTGTATCAGGATTATATTTGAGACCACAAGCTAATCCTGTGTCTCCTGTGTACCTTGATTTGAGTACACGAACCTTAGTTGTATTGGCTTCTTCAGGATTTGCTGCCTGTTGATTCCTCTCTAGGGCAATGACACAATCAGATAACTGTGCTATACCTGCCGAACCTTTAAGGTGTGACAGTGAAACTTCGACACCATTCTCATGTCCCTTGTCTCCACTTGCTCTACGAAGATGCGATACTAATATCATACCAATACCTGTCTCTTCTACAAGACTACGCAGTCTGTTCATAAGCATATCAATACCTCGTCTTTCGTCACCTTCTGATAAGACATTGACAAGCATATGTAAATGGTCAACTATAACCCACTTACATTCACAGCCTACAATAATATATCTAAGCTTAGAAAAGATATCATCTATATCTGTAGCACCTAGATGGGCATGGATATAAACTCTACCTTTCGGTATGGCTTTATCGAACAAAGCTGTTAGCTCTTCTTCACTATAGTTCTTGCGTTTCTCTGTCAGGTACAGTCTATCGTTAGCTTCGATAGATAAGATACCATCAGCAGTTCTCAACCAGTTCTCTTCGAGAGCAACTATACCTACGTTGTCAGTAGTGTTTTGGATAAGGTGATGTTCTAGTTCTCTAGTAACACTAGACTTACCAAGACCTGTGCCACCTGTTAAGGTTACAAGTTCTCCTTTACGCATTCCATATAGTTTTTTGTTGAGCCCTTCCCAAGGATACGCAACACTCTCTTTCTCTTCTCTATGTAACCAATCATTTTTCTGTGATGATAGTTCCATAATACCTGAAGGTGTGTAAGTCTTGGAGTTCCACCAAGCCTGTGTAAATTCAGGGAATTTCTTTTGCTTGAGCATTTCATTAGCATCTTTGAACCCGTTAGGGAATGACATGATTCTAGTTTTGTTCGGCTTAAGTATCTTAGCTACAGCTTTAGCTGCTTCTTTACCTGCCTTGTCGTTATCAAAACATAGAACTACATTGTCAAATGATTCTACAAATTCTATACTCTCTCGTATATCTTTAACAGCAGCCGAAGCTCCACGCTTTAAGGATACAACTGCCCACTTACCTTGGAAGAGTTCATGCACTGCCATAGCATCACACTCTCCTTCGGTAATAGTGAGATACTTGCCACCTGTATTTCCATACAGCTGTTCACCAAACAAACCTGTCTCGTTAAAGGTTCCATTACATGAGAACTGTTTGTTAGAAACGTACCTTGTCTTAGTACCTACAACTTCACTACCGTTAAAGTAAGGGTATACATGTTGTGCTACTTGGTTGTTTCTATCTTTAACAATCTTGACACCGAACTTAGTGGCTGTCTTTTCTGATATACCTCTATCAGTAAGAGAACCATAAGCACCAGTGTATGATGTAAGGAATGTGTTATCGGGCTTGGGTTTATTGGGCATAGTAACTACCTTGCTTACTGATTCATCGTCATAGTTTATAAAGAAACTATCACAACTAAAGCATTTAGCAGAGCCGTTCTCGTTAAGAGAAACAGCATCACTACTGCTACATTTGTTGCATGGTAATTTGTGTTTAATAAATTGTGTTCGTTCTTGTTGCATTTCTATCTCCATTAGAAAGTGGCTAGGCTTTGAGACCTAGCCGAGTTATTTACTTCGAGTCAGTAGTATCTACATCCTCTTCATCTTCATTCGATTCAACCATAGCTTCAGGACTCTCATTTAGAATTGCTTCTAAGTTAGCTTGATGTCCTTGTGAAGCATAGTTCAAAGCTTCAGTCAGCACGTTCAGTGTACCTATCTTACTGATAGATACGTTAGCACCTGCTTTCTTTTGCTCATCCTCAATCTTTGAAACATCATAGACTAAGTCACCATCATCATTCTTAATATTGATAATCATATTAAAACTCCTCCCCTTCATCAAAGAACTCAGAGCCATCTTGAGCTTTATACTCTACCAATTCTACAATCTGAACAGCCTGTAAGTCGAGACCTTTCCCTGCTTTACCTGCATATTCCCAATCATATTCATTACACTGCACTCTAACCTTAGAGCCATTACCTACAGCAAGACTAACTTCCTGTTTGTTTTGGTCTAACAATCTAGGTGAAGACCTGACCATACCATTCGGACCATTTACTTTACGCTTGATTACTACAGCAGAACCTTCATCCATCTGCTTAATAGTATGTCCACGGGTTTTAAAGTCATTTGCAGTATCCTCATCAACAACTAAGTTGACTGTATACATTGGTTCAAATGTTGTGTTGGGCTCTTTAATGCTTGCCCAATAAGCTGTTCCATCTACTATCATATTTACCTCCTCGGTGTGTTAATAGTTTGTTAAAAATTGGGAGAGTTGTGAGCTAACTACTCTCGGAGTTATGTACTGAAGCCAAACCAAATCATTTACTATTGGAGATAGAGGGCTTAAAGTTCTTCGGTTACTCGTCATCATGTTGCACATTCTACACTATATCTTCATCAATGTCAAGCATTATATCATCTAAAGTATAAAGACTTTCATCACAAAGTTTAACATAATATTTATCATCAGTCCATGTTGTTTCATATGCTATTTTATTTTCGTAAAGTTCTTGTCCATGTGCAGTAATCCAGTCTATAAATTTCCTGTACTCATCTGCTGTCATCATTGTAAATCCATCACTCATATTATTTTACTCCTTTATAAAATTTCTTACAGAATTCAGGTTCAGTTACAACATCCTTAAAGCAATTCATAACCCTAGTGTATGAATCGTTTTCATATCTTATATTTAAATCGTTAAGTTCATAACGAAAATATAATAAAGTAAGTAACAATGCAGTTATTATTCCCATGTAGTTTATATCTTTTATATCAAATTTAATCATATGTTATTTTATCCTTTTTTCTTTTATCATTATATTTAGTAACAACCTTACCACTCTTATATCCTGTGGTGTCGGTTGTCCACTTGCCCTCTTCAAATCTTACTTCAATAAAGTTAATGCTGTCGTTTTCTTTTTGTTCAGCAATATCTTCTTTTCTTTTTAATACTTTATCAGTGTGTTGTGTCAATGTACAAATCCTCCACGCTTTTAAAAGCATCAACCAATAAAGACTCATCCATTTCTTTTCTCAGTCCTCGTAAGTGTGCTACATCCATGTTGTTTACATCCCATGTCTTATCATCTATAGTTCTCGTAACACATTTGATATCTTCAATCATGTCTATACCTAGCATACTATCTATAGCAGAATAGATTGAGCCACAGAAAGTTTTGAGTTGGTCTTTCTTACCATTTATTATTACATCTATTACATATTCATCCATTTTTTGATACCTCTATTAGTTCTTTGTAAGTTGTTATGTTTGGATATTGTTTTAAATATTTCATTATCCACTTGTCTGTCATATAAGAAAGGTGCAACTGTCCGTTACCAAAGGCATGCGTCTGCTCGGGAAGTAATCCCTCAACAGTATCAACTGTTATATCCTTTCCTTGTTCTTCGGACAGTAAAGACTGCAACCACTCTACCTGTATAGGTTTTACTAGCCTTCTAAGTTTCTTTAATTGTTTTGTATTCATACTATTTCCATGCAGTAAATTCCATATAAGGTGTTTCTCTGTGTCCTTCAGGCATCCATTCTACCATATCTTTAACCATTTGTAAAGTCAATCCTGTCTCTATAGTTTCCCCGTCTGCATCAGTACCTAGTACCAGTCCCTTACCTGCAAGAACTTTCCCATTTATAGAAAAGTATTTTGTATCTCCCTGTAGTAAACCTTCATCATCTACATAGAGTACCTCTACATTATCTAAGTAAACACAATCAAAAGTTCTACACTCTACAAGGTCATAGATTTCTTTGAAGTCTCCTGTATATACTGCTTCTTTTATTGTTTGGTTAAAAGGATTTATTAATATTGCTTTCATTTTGCTATCTCCATAGTGTGTTGGTTATAAAAGATACTCTCTGCTATAAAGCTAAGTATCTCATCTCTATCATCATCTGCACATAAGTTATACAGATAACAAATATCATCTATCTCATCTTGTATTGAATCTTTAGCATCATCTTCTAAGACTTGCTCATATATTTGTTCTAATGTTCGTTCGTTATGTATGTCACTCATCATCTTTCTCCTCAGTAAAATCTATTATAAACTTCTCATCTAAAAATTCTTTAGATACTCCGTCTTGTTCTAGCTTATCTCTAAGCAACTTAGCCAACTCGTTATTTGTTATGTTCATACTGTCTCCTATATTGTATGTATTACAAAGCCACTACTATCTTGTTTGGCTTTACCTTTTGCTTTGAGTCCGACAACTACATTAGGTTTATCAAAGAACCTCATGTCTGTCTCATCACCATTAACAACCTCTCTACCTTTGAAGTAGATAGGCATATCACCATTGAATACTACAGCTATGTTGTAATCAATAGTCTTAAAGTATTCGGAATACTTCTTGTTCGCTTCACTATAACTCCATGTTAAATGATAGTTACTATGCTTGTCAACCTTTCTAGTAGGTATCTTAGTGTAGTCATAGAACTGTACATTGGGAAACATCTCAAAGATATTCTTATCATCTATCTTGATA